AACAAATGATTCCGATCTTTCCAGCCTCGCAGCTACTGACGTAACTCACGATTCTGATATCTCAAGTCTTGCAAAGAGCGCCAGTGGAAGCACTGAAGCTCTCGATTCTGATGTTTCTAGCTTGGCTACAGCTTCTAGCTTGACTGTAAAGGAACTTGATTCTGATGTGTCCAGTCTTGCAGCATTAATCGTTTCTAACGACATATATGCTACAGGTATCGCATTGAGCGATCAAGATACATTTGTAGAAGTTGATTACTCAGCATTTGGATACTCAAAAGCTCCCGCAGTAGTTGGTACTCTTATGGGTAACAGTGCAGACGCACCAATTATTGGTGTGCAATTAAGTGGAGTTAATAAAGGAACTGGTACATTCGTATTCTCAGATGAGATACCTGGAGACAACGTTTATACGTTGGAAGTCCTCGTATCTCCTATTGTATAAATTTCGATTTATATTAACCCTTAACCTAGACGACCCCTTCGGGGGTCGTCTTTTTTTTGTGTATATACAAATATGGCAGAGAAACAAAAACACGAAATAGATAAGCCAATAAACAATACTGTTGCCGAAGCGAAAAGGCAGGAAAATCTATCGCGTCAATTCAAAAAACTAAAACACTATTTAACATACTTAAATATGGAACACGATGAAATGTTCGATGTATTTAAACACGCAAAAGAAACATTCATATCAAAAATGTTCGCATACTGTTCAGAAAACAAATTAACTCCACCCTTCAAGCAAGAAGCTGCGCAACAAAACAAAAAAGAGAAAGTAGACAAACAAAAAAACAAAGAACTATATCGAGAAATAGTCAAACAAACACATCCCGACAAAACACAAAATCTATCAGAAGAAGAAATAGAATCGCGCGCCGAACTATATCAGGAAGCTACCGATGGAAAAATGTCGGGCGATTTTAATAAACTCCTTAAAGTCGCACTAGAACTAGATATTCAAATAACCAATATCAATGAAGAACTAATACAAACACTAGAAGAAGCAATCTCTAAAATGGAGAAAAAGATTACCAGTATCGAGAAAGATATAATGTATAAATGGTACTACTGTAATCCCAAGCAGCAAGAAAGTATATTTAACCAATTAGCCAAGCCACCTAAAAAGAAGGCGAAACCTAAATAATATTAGCTTGTAGATTCAGTACTGCCGCCATCTAATCCAGCAACTTGTACTGGTATCGATCCGTACATATTATATGAATGAATCATGTCTTGTAGTAAAGCATTCGCCTCTGAAGCCGATTTTTGAAAGATTTGTGCAGATGTATTTTTAGTTGTTGCAGTTGCTAAGGCTCTTTTGATACTTGTGTCACCTTCACGCAATTCAATCCAATCAGTAACCCCTAATACGGACGTGCTACTAGTATTATTTGCTGTAGATGCCGCAGCAGCATTTGATAGAATGTTTCTAGCTTGTTTATTATTATAATCTTTCAAATAAAGCTGAGTAAAAATAGCTTTTTCTTCGTATTTTAAAGTTGGTTGAACTTCATCCACAGTCTCATCTACCTTGAAGTCTGTATTGATAAATGTATTTAATTGACCAATGTTTGCATCTAAGTAGCCTGATATGGCAATTGCACTAGATGTGCGCTCTTCTTCTGTGGAATGAGTTCCAAACTCAACATCCCATATTCGATATGCAAGCTCGCCCAGTTGATTCATTATTCGTTTATAATACGCAGAATATCTGCCGCTTGCTTCGATTTCGGGTCAACAATTGGCTTACTGCTTGTACTTGCTCCATATCTACCTTGATTACGATTTTCATACTCTTTTAATAGTTTATTTTTGAGTGTTGCTTTTGTACCGGATGGAAATACACTAGCTTTGACCGCAATCTCCTGTAATTGAGATAAACTCATGCTATTAACAGCTTCTTCAAAACTTTCACCACTAGATAGTTTAAAGGGGTCTCTACTTTTTACACTCATCAATTCTTCTACAGTTTTAGCGATATCTTTGCGATCTTCTGTGTTTTTACCGTCTGCATATTGCATAGGTTTCTCAGTTTTTTTCTTGGTTGTTTTTCTTTTATTAGTAGCCATAATAATTCCTATATTTAAAGTTGTATACACATATAATAACTTTTATAAACAAAAAATCCACCATAAAGGTGGATTTTTTGAAAAGAATATTGTTAGTACAATATCTTACACTACGATACCAAAGAGGGCTCGGTTGTCGAGGATCATGCGACCTTCTTCAATTGATCCGTAGTATCCGATCTTGGACTGACGAACACTGTATTGATCATCAGCAACAAGAGAGAACTCAGAACCAGTCTCAGAGTCGGTAGCAACTGCACGAAGCAGAGACTCAACACGCTTATCAAGACCAATAACGATTTCTTCGTCAGTATCAGTGAAAGGACTGTTGCCGTCTTGACCAATACCATTGGTTTTACCGCTTGAAAGAGCAGCGTAAAGCTTATTAAAGCGTTGACCTTTACCCATTTCTTGAAGTTCCATGATGTTGATACCATAGAATTCAGGAATTCCAGCATTACTGTAGATAGCTTCACGCATACTGTCAGTAGCAGGAATGTCTGTTTTTGGAGAGTTATTGGTGTTAATTGGGTTGTAAGCCATTTCACGAAGACCTTGTACAACTTCAGGAGAAACGATAAGATCGGTTACTCCACGACCTCCGATACCACCTTCTGGTGTACCGCCAGTCCAAGCTGTATTGATACGCTTACCAAGTGTAAGAAGACGGTTGAAATCGTCAAGAATCAAGCGACCAGCATTTTGAGATGTAATAACATGGTTACGTCCTTTTGTGCTAGCTTCAGCCAAAGCTCCTAGCATAAGGCTAGCAGAATTGCGCTCTTGCTTGAGCAAGATTTCTTGAGCAACACGAGTGAAAGATTTGCTTACAACATCCATACGGGAGCGTTGAGCATAACGCTTGTCAAAGTCAACAGCACTATCAAGACGATAGGTTGTGAACTTCATTTCACCACCGATAGGTGTTACTGTGTTGGTTGGAAGACCACCAGGCACTGCTTGACTCCAAACGGTAACATAGTCTTCGTCTGTGATGTCATAATACAGATCCATTGGGATACTGGGGCTTTCGTCAGCATTGAAAGCAAAGTTGCTAAACAAATTGCTCAATGTGGGAGCTTGATTAACGACTTTAGCTAAAACTGGTCCAATAAATTCAGCGAGTGCAACTTGAGCTTCGTATGCAACATCGCGGTTCTTGGAAGCCATTGCTTTAACAAGCTCAATTTGTTCGGGTGTTCTTTTTAATGTAATTTTCATTTTAAATTTTACCTTTCTTTATTAAATTACGCACAATCGATTTTGAGGATATAATAGTTTCCACTATGCAATCCTGCATTACCAAATACATTTTCGCCGCCTTGACTACCTTCATAGTCATTACGTGTTCCGCTAGCGAGAACAGTACCGATAGTATTTAATTGGCTACGATCAGCCGAATAAGCAATGCCACTTACTTTTCCATCAGCAGCAGGAACAAGAGCGTCTCCAACATTAGGAGTACCAGCAACAGCATCAGCGGTAACAGTAATTAATCCACGAGACAAAACAGGAACTGCTTCACCAGGAAGAACTCCGAAAAGTTCGTCTTTCTTGATTGGGTTGTAAAGAAGGTTTTCACCGTTCTCGTCTTTTTCTACAGTTTGACGAAGAGTAACTCCGATACAAGCATCATCATGAGCTGCTACTGGAGTAACACTCAGTGTAGCTTGTGGATATACATTGCGTCCAACATGTGGGTAATTGGTTTTACCAAGCAAACTTGCAGCGTTTGTGGTTACGTCTACTGGATCCCAGTCTGCTCCACCTGGATTCAACGCTCCATTGGAAACTTTTACAAATACTCCAGCATCACCTTGAGCTGTTGAGCGTTTGCTTGAATCAGACAAGTCAATAAAATCACCTTTATTTCCAGCACTTTTGAATAGATTTACAACATCATGCTCGTTGTAATCTCGAAACGGTAATAGTCTAATAGCCATTTTTTTATTCTTTCTTTTAGTAGTTTATGGTTAAATTGTCTTCCGAGAAAGCTTGTTTAAATTTGTCTTTCAACGAAAGTTCTTGCTCAGAAGATTCTGCATTGTTATTAGCAACAACTTCTTCTTCAGCTTCTACTTGGTCCATCGCTTCTTCAACAGCTTCTTCTTCGGAAGAGTCGCTGTTTTTAAGTTCTGCGAGACGTTTTTCTACAGCTTCAGCTAATTTTGTATTGAATTCTTCTTCTTGTTTTGCAATAAATTCTTTGTTTTGATGCTTAAGTACAACTTGAAGCTTTTCTTGGAAAGCGGCAAACGCTTCTTCGGAAGAGTCAAGATCTTTAAGCTCGTGAGCGACCACCTTGCGGCTATCTTCGTCAAGCTCGTATGCATCTTCGATTACGGACATTCTCGCATCAAAACGAGCAACTGCCTCCTGTTGTTTATGCTGCTGCTCTAATTCTGTTACACGATCTGTAGCAGCTGAAAGTTCTTCTTGAAGCTTTTTGACGGCTTCTGCATTTTCTTCTGCAGCTTTAGCCAATTCAGCTTTTTCTGTTTCCAGTTGCTCTTTTTCTTGTACGAAAGACTCGTTACGCTCAAGAATAGCATCGTTAATAATTTTAGATACAGTAGCCACCGCTTCTTCAGAAAACTTCTTTTCAGACACTTTTTCTTCCAAAGCTGACACTAGATTATTTAAAATTTCGTTATTGTCCATAATAATACTTTTTTTGTTATTTACATCAGAATTGATGTTTTGTGAAATATTTTTTTCCTTTTTTTCTGCATTTAGTACATTTTCTTCTTTTGTACTACTAGTTAAACCTTTAACATTTGCAGCTGGATTCGAGGTAAATCCGATACCCAATGGAAATATATCGCCTACAATTAATCGATGAATTGGGGAGCCATCTTTCATTCGGCCTTCTCCACCAAGAGCTTTTAAATTACCTTTAAGCTCATCAATCATGTTTTCGTCATCAATAATTTCAGCATCTTTTAAATCATTACTACCAACTGCTAAAACAAAATCATTGAATCCAATTTCCCAACTTGCAGAAACTTGATGGTAAAATTCACTTTCTGGATCAACAGATTGTTCGACTAAATTTGCGAATTGTGGGTTAACTGTTTTATAAACCAATGAAGCAAGAGCAATATTGAAAGGTTCATTTAATTCTTCTACTTCTTCTGGCGACAACAACTCATTATCTATAAAACTAGAAAAACCAGCTGACACAATATGTCCAACTACTTTTTGTTTTTGATGTTCAATGTTTGTAGGTTTGTGTTTAAATTGATCTAATATTCTAACTGCAGATTTAGAATCTATACCATCTCCATTTTTATTGAATGCATTGACAACTGCTGCATTATAGGCAATTGCTAGCAAATCCATATTCTTATCTAAATCAACATCACCGGGTATAATATCTTTTAATGAGTCGAGTGATGCTTTACTGATATTTAAATCTGGAGAGTCAACTTTTCCTGAAGCTAAAATTACATTCGAAAACTGTGTAGTGTATTTAAATTTTTGACTCATGTATTATAAGTACACTATTTTTTTATATTTTTACTATGATATAATATAGCAGACGGGTAATCGGTCAATTCATGTTCGGCGGCAATTTCTAAAATATCACTCATTGTTGATAATTTTTCAATGTTATCTACTTTCTTTAAGCAAGATGAAAATGTGCGTTTCCATTGATTTTTATTTTTTGCACAAACAACTGATTCACACAATTTAAATACTAGATCTTTTTGTGAATCATCTAATTCTTTTAATTTTCTAGCATCTTTAAATTTATCACACGCATAATTTTGAAATTCTTCTATATCATATATAGTTTGCTGTACTTGATCTTTTCCATATGTTTCTGCTGCTTGTAATGGAATTTGATTTGTTCCACTTGGGCGACCAGGAGATTTTTGTGTTTGATTTTGAGTTTCTTTGCTTTTTTGTTGAACAGACTGCTTTTGATTTTCCACTCCTTCTTTTTGTATCTCAAGCTGCTCTTCAGCAATTTCACGATCTTTTTCAGACTGTACACTCTCAATCATAGGTATACCGCCAACTAAAGGATTATAATAACCTTTTTCGCGTTGCTCAATATAATCTTCCTGCACTTGAGAAAGTTCGCGTGGATTTGGATAGAGTCCAGTTTGCATAGATTTAATTCCTTGCTCTGGAGTAAGTATTCCAATTTCCAGTAATCTAGTAATAACTCTTTGAAATTGAACTTCATCTTTAATATCAATTTCTTCAAATTTTGCAGTAGGGTAAGACTTTAATCCCATATTGCGACAAACTTCTTTAATTTGTGGTTGTAGAAAATCATTTAAAAATGAATTCCTTGATTCCTTTAATCTTTCAAGAAATATCTCAGCTTTTACTTGGGTATTAGAAAACTTTTCACTACCTACGATAACATTCTGTAAACCTTCTTTAATATCTTCGTTTACAATTTTATACTTTTCGGCACCTAATACTTTATTAAGGTCTGGTATAACAAATTGTGCCTTTGTGGTATAATCAGCAATTAAAGCACGGCCAACACTCTCATTCTGAAATAGTTGTTGCATTGCTTTTAAATTGTTTGGGTTAATGCCACCTTTATCAGGTTCGGCGCCCATTGTAATTAATAGTATTACATTCTCTACAGTTCTACAAATAGCCTGATCAATCTTCTTTAACTCTAATTTCCAATTGATATCATCCAAAACAGGAAAGCCAAAAGGAATAGCGAAAGGTTCATAATCTTGTTTTTTGTAAAATGAATAAATTATTTTTTCTGGATCTAATTCGATTTTTACTCCATCTCGGGGCCAAGCTCCATCTTTAATTTGTTTTTTAAGTTCTGGGCTAAGTGAATCAAATACCTTTTTATCCTCTTCTGTTTTTGGAGCTCTTAATCTTTCTAGCTCATAATCAGACAATACCTTCTGATATACGCCATCTTGAAATGCAGTAGATTTATCTGCTACAATGTCATATGGATTTAATAAAATGTATTTAACTGGAATTTCTCCAGACTTTAATGTTTGTGAAGCATATACATAATTTAATTTTAAAAGATCTTCATTATTGAATTTACCGTCCACTCTATATAGGAAGATATTGCCAGACCTATAATACTCTCTAAAATATTGATCTTTAATGTTCCAGATATTAATTTTCTTAAGCCAGCCTTCAATAAATTTCTTTGACCTTTCATTTTCCCCCTCTAGGTATATTGGTGAATTAGAAAACTCAGCCATGATATCAATGGCATTTCTAAATATAGCTATGTTTGCATAAGCTTTTTGACATAACTCTATAGTATCTCGCACATTAACTCCATCTCCAGAGTAATCATAGGGTAATAATCCAGATCGAATATTTACATACTTGTTGGCTTTATTTTTAACATGAATTGCATTTTTTCTAACACCAGTAGTGCCAGAATACTGCATATTCCGATTGCCTGAAGAAGCTTGTGAACTTTGTACATAAAAGCTTTCTCCTGCAGTTTCTGGTACTGTATCCAAGTTAGCCATTGATTGCAAGACATTCTCGATGGGTTGATCTTGTTGTTTGAATTGATCCCAATATTGAGACCTTTTGGTGTATTTTCTTTTTTCTTTCACAAACTATAATACACAAAGTTAAAGTAAAAGTCTATAAAAGTTAAAAGTTAACTTATAAACATTGGAGTAAATCCAGAGTATACTTTTTCAGCCTGTATATTATTCATGTCATGAAACACCTTTACCATCCAGCTTCCTAGTACTAATGCTGAATAAGAGTCTTTTCTAGCTTTATCTGGACCAGTTTGACGTCTCAATTCAGCAGGCAATCCAAAAGTTTGTGTTCCCTGTGGAGATGTTGTTATCTGAATTAAAGCACATTGATTCTTTGTCATATTAATCATGTCATATTGATGCTCGATAAAGTCAATCATTTTTGCGGCACCAGCTTGCTTTTGCTCTTCATCAGACAATCTTAAGAATTTTAATTTGTCAATGGGTATTTTTTTAGCTCTTTGCTTGTTGTAAGATTCATCAATAGCTCTAGATCCAAACCAAATTCTCTTGTGGTCAAAATTAGCCTGCAATAATTCGTTTGCTCGCCTAATCCAGTCAGATGTTGGTTTGCGTAATATTAAGTATCGATAGTCTTTTTTATTGTATTGTGACTTGGCTGATCTAAGTTCATCTTTATATGTATCCATTTTATCAAATTCACCGTCAATTGATTTAATTTTAATATTATTTGATTTAAATAATTCACTTTCATTCACGGCATTAATAAATTGAACACCTCCATTATAGTCTCCTACAATAGCTATGATATTAAAATTTTTTATTAAATAATAAAAGTAAAATATATGCTCTCTTAGTGGAGTGCCCGACATAGCATAAGAATGTACTAGAGTAGATGTCCCTCTATCTTTGTGGTACTTTAAGACCTGTATAGCAAAATCGTCACTACTTTCACTTTCAGACCAAGATGGGTCAAATGCAAGAATATATTCATCTTCTGGATTCCCTTTGATTTCTACATGAGGATCATCTCCGTCTATTACGGTGCATGCTGCCATTCTGGAAGTTTTAAAATAGCCCGAACTATCGTCTGTAAATAAAGCTCCAAACTCACGCTCAAATTGAGACTGGCTCATTGTAGCTTTCGCTTGGGTAATCAAATTTTGATCGTATAATTGTTTTGGGGCACAGTCATAAGAGAACTGCATAATACATCTAGTAGCTTTGTCTGTTTGATTCTCAATTAAACCCTCAAATTGACTATACAACTTATACATGTATTCAAATTTATAACTAGCAGACGAAAGCATGATCAGTTTATTGTTTGGCCATATATACCTTTCTTCTTCAGTCATCTTACCTTGTTCAATAAGTTTTGTTTCAAGATTGTACAAATCTTCTCTTTGTGTGGGGTTCTCAACAACAGAAAGGAAAGGAACAATAACCTCATTATAGATTCGCTCAGGCATCAATAAAAACTCGTCAATAATAATTCTATGAAAACGAAAACCACGAAGTTTAGAGCCGTCACCTAAAGGTAAAGCTCGTATTCTGCTTCTTCCAATTTCCATTAACCATTCATCATTGCTTTTTGATTTTTTGGTAATACAGTTAGCTAGCATTTTAGCCTCTGGCTTATTTGCTATATCTTCAATCTTTTTAAATATTTGTTTTGACTGTCTAAATGAAGCGGCTAATATACCAATTTCAACACCTTGATGTAATATCGCATCTAGAAATGCATAAACGCCTGTAGTAAACGATTTACTCATACCACGACTCCATACTCCCATAAAATAATCAGTTTCAAACATAGCTTTAATAGCCATATGTTGAAATGGAAATAAATCGACACCTCCAACCAAACTAGTAGTAAAGGTAATGTTATCTTTTAAAAACTTATACAAATTTTGTTTTGCTTCATTCTCTTCGAGAAAACCTTCCAACTGCAATATCTGTTGGTTGATATCTTCTTTTTCTCTACGTTTTTGATTTCCTTCAGTCCAAGCCATTTTTATCTATATAATATTGTAAATCTACATCCCATAATTTTTTACCTAATGTTAATATTTTAGGAATAACAGATTGAGAGTTTGTGCGTGTGCCAGTAAATACAAATTGACAGTGTCCAGCGAATTCATGGGAAATTAACCTCATATTATGGTATACAAATTCTAAATTAGATTTATGTGGACCATACATATTATTTTTATATAAACGATTTAAATCGCTTTCTACAACAATAAATAAATACGAATCAAAATCCTTAACTCTTTGTAGCTCCCTTCTGAATCTAGATAAACCTCCTGATAGAGTGCCTTTGAAGTCAGTATCTGACTTTCTATCTATGTATGTATAATTATAGTCATCTCCTCCAACAGTATAATCTCCAAAGTCAAGCTTTAAATCTTCAGACACATTAAAAGTTAAAGGTTTTTGTTCCCGAGTATCTATAAATATTTTTAAATTTTCAAAATGCTCATCATCTTTAAAGAAATCTGGATCAATTTTACTGCCCTGCAGGGGCTTAACACCCGCTTCTGCACATGCTTTACCATAAGATCCGAATGCATACTTATAGACATCTATATCAGGTAGTTTTGATATCTTTAACTCGAGGTGGTTTGGGGCATACTTTAAATCCTTTAATTCTATTCTTTGTTTAAGTTTTTTTAATGCGTATTCAGCAGTCACACTTTTTTCTTGAGACATGCACCACTTAATGAGTTGTCGACGAGTGCTAAAATCATTATTAAAGTAATCTTCTTTCTTTTTAAATGGTAGTGGTTCTCCAGTTAATAAGTTTTTTCTAGGGTAGTATGTAGTATAATATGTAGCTAAATCAATTTTATGTTTTTTTAAATGTATATGTAAACCTTTTGAGCTATCAAAAGATTCTCCACATACTTTACATATTGTATTATCTTTTTCCTCCATCATACTCTTTAGCATGACCTTCTGCTACCATAATATTGTTTAAACTAACTCCAGCAGAAAACAGTACCCCTAAAACCCTGCCATACTTTTCTTTTCCGTGTGATTGCAATAATACATTACCTTTACATAATTCTTTTAATCTAGCTTTAGCCGCTAAACCCCTCTTCTTTTCCTCTTTATCTTTAGTTCTGGATTCTGGAGCATTAATTCCCATTAGTCTAATTCTGCATTTAATATGTATTTCAAAACCAAGATCTACCATGGCATCAATGGTGTCACCATCAATAACTTTAACTATTTTACTAATTTTATAGCAATATAAATCACTATTTAATTTCATATTACATCACTTTTGGATATGCCTAGTATTCTAGACTTCCATTCATTCATTGACTCTAAATGCTCAGCCTCTTCCTTAATCGCTTTCTTTTGCATGTCTGCCATTTTAACCATTAGTTTTCGCTCTTCTTCATTTTGAAAACTTTCTACTAGAGAAAGTATCGAAGCATTTTGATCTTGACGTTGGGATATTCTTTTTGCACGGTCGCCAGCTAATCTCTGAATCAATGATTCTTGCCTTTTTTCGCATTGATTATATTCTTCACTTTTAGTTTTCAGTAGCTCTGACAGTCTTACAGTTAGTTCTTGCTGTTCATCAGCTTCATCAAACATTCTATTTAATTTTTCCATATGTGAAGATATATTTTTTAAATTAATATAATCCACACACACATTAACATATAAATTAATTTCATCTGCACTCAAATCAGGCTTATCCCATGTAGCACGAATGAATTCTGCTTCAAATAAATCCTGATCTTCTTCTTTGTGGTAGTTACTAATAATCTGAGTAAAACGAGGAGACTTTAAGAATCGAAATAAAGATTCTATAGATTTTTTTTCCATAGCTTTCATTTCTCCTTCAGTTAAACCAGCGTCAGTATAGAGGTTTACTCGATCTATGCACTCAGTTATATTTTTTGGCCCATCATATTTGTTTCTTTCTGCTCGGTTTTCCTCTCTTTTTCGCTTTTTTACAGCATCAAGGTAATTTCCAACCGTTCTTTGTTCTCTACCTAATTTCTTAACTTCGTCATCAGGAAATAATAGCTGAGCAATTTGATAGCTACTCATTCCATCTTGAGAGTACTGTTCGATAAAGTTTTTTTGCTCTTCATTTAATACGATTGGTTTTACTGTTTCGTGTACAGCGGTTTTATACTTAATTTCTTTGGATGCTAAATATGCTCGTACAGCCCTACCCTGCTTTGACCTTCCATCAATAGTTCCATCCTTAAATGTAGCGCGTGTCAATTCAATTAAATCAGGCATTTTTGGAAAATGTTCATCTATAAATTTTTTTTGGTCTTGAGTTAAATTCATAATATGATATCTTTGTTTTTTATGATCTTAATCACTTTTTCTTTGAAAAATTTGCGCATATTTTTAATTTGTTTGTATCCAGCAGTTCTACCTTTTTCATTACTTTTGTAACCTAAAAATTTTGCCACATCTTCTTCGCTTTTGTTTTGTATAAATAACATATCATAAATCTCATAATGCCTTTCGGAAAGTTCTTCTTTTAATTGTTTTTGTACTTTTATTATAGCTCCGTCTACATTAAAAGAATCCACAGAAAAAGATGTTGATTCATATTCTTGAGCATCAAGTCTTAATGGAATTTTTACATCGTGGGCATTTTTTTTACTTTTTGCCCATTTAGAATATAATGGGCAAGTGTTGTCTTGAGTCCCACTTTTAGTAAAAGAACATAAATTCTCCCCTCCTATAGATGTATCAAAAGGGCAATTACTGCAAGGTTTGGCAAAGTTAAGGTAATAGTTTCTTAAGATGTTTTTAAATTGATTACTTATGATTTTATTTATCCATGGTTTTAATTGTCTTTTTTGATCCCATTGATTCCATTTCTGATAAATATGTACTCTTATTATTTGCTCAACATCTTCAAAAGAAATCCACGGCATCGAATCTAAAAACCATTTATTTTTTCTTTTTCGAATTTCTTCGTTTATGATATCAATCTTATCTTCGTACCTAATCTTTCTTGGTCTACCCATTTTTTCTTGGTCTACCTCGTTTTTTCTTTGAGTTAGATTCCTTACTGTGTGCACTATCTTTCGGCATGATAGATCCAAGCGTAAATGTAGAGCTGTTAGATACTTCTATGTCATATTCTAATTGTGAAATATTTGGTACTTCATATACATCAGTACCTTCTTCATCGTAATTTTCACTCCTAATCATAGGAGTTTTTCTAGTCTCTGTTTTAGTAACAGCCCTAGCTTCGTTAAAATCTCCAGCCAGCATTTGCCCACAACTAGAACAAAATTTTGGCTTGACACTACTATACTCGTTTTTACTACCGCAATGTTGACAATATGTTGATAACATATAAAATAATAAAAACTTATTTAAATTAATTCTATTTTAAATTAAATTAAATAACCGCTAATTATTTTTGCTTGATTTAAAATTAATGATATATTGTCTTTTGTTAATTTTGTCTTTTGTTTAGTGAAGTCTAAACAAAGTATTCCTACTACTCCATGATTAAGTGTTTCGATAGGAAATGCATAAGATGAACGAATACCTCTTTCTTCTAGCCAATTACGCAATAATGGATTGTTTACTTGCTCTATATCTTGCATTCTAAATGATTTTTCGCCATGTAAGCCTAATACATCTTTAATAAAAGAATTAAATGTACTGACTCTTAAGTTTTGTAGACGCATGCTTTCCGAACTTACTCCAGAATTCAACGACTCGTATGTGCAGCTAAATTTTTGCTGGTGATTGCCGCTATAAAAATGATCGCCATTATGAAATTCATAAATATAAGCTCTATCGACATTAATTTCATTTAATACATAATCTAATGCTTTCTGTACATTTTCATTTTGCTTTGTGTATTTTGCAACACAAGCATGTTGTTTACTTTTTCTAGCCTGAACTAATTCTTTAATAAATATACTAAGTATAGTAGTTCCAGCAACAATACATGAAGATAATATAATTGACCAGTCCATTACCGATGGTTACACTTATTTTGTGGTGTTTTTGTGTTTAATATTTAAAATTTGACATAAAGTTAATAGAATACCAACCATACCGATAACCCCGTAGAATCCCCACATTGGGGTGGAATGATTGATGTTGCTTTTATCTTGCACATTTTCAAATTCTTCTTTCGATATATCCCCGCTATCATCAATATCAGCTTCTTTAAATGATACAACTTCTACCGTGGGAACTTTATTTTCTGTCTT